AGACGTCGGTGTGAATTGCGACAGGCCGGAGGATCTGAAAGGCGCGATACTGAGAGCGCTGGAAGACCCGCCAGAGATTGCAAACCGCAGGCGCGAGATCATGAAACAGGTGTATCCACACAAGGGTAACTCATCGAGGTTGGCGGCACTGGCAATAGAGAAACGATGGAAGGAACTCTTCGAGAGGAGGGGAGAGGACGTGAAGGTCAGAGTAGAAAGACCCTTTCTTCATGGGGGAAAGATAGTCAGGCCGGGCGAGATCGTCGAGATGTCGAACAACCTCGCTTCCAGCCTTGAAAAAAAGAAACTGGTGATATACATTCCTGAGTTCAAGCCGATGGAGAACAAGAAAATCGGCCCACCTGAGAACAAGGCTCAACCACCACCACCGGAGCCGATCCGGGGGCCTACCCCAGAACCTACCCCAGAACCTACCCCAGAACCGATCGCGGAATCCAAGCTTGAAGAACCGAAAAAGGGCTACATCTGCGATATATGCGAGCGGGGATTCTATTCGCTGGCCGGTCTGAAATCGCACATGAGGGCCGCACATCCCGGCGTCCCGTTCCCAAAGGACTGATGACATATGCCAACGGCAGTCTATGACAGACTGATAATAACCCTCACGGAGATGAAGAACTATCTCAGAGTCTCGCATGAGGAAGACGACGAATACATTGCGGACCTGATCAACGCCGCGAAAGAAGACGCCGACAACTACCTCAACAACCCATTCGAGGACTCCGAAGGCGAAGAGCTGGATATTCCCATGACCGTGAAACGATGGGTGATGGCGAGAGTTGCGAGACAGTATGAGAGAAGAGTTGAAGGCGTTTCTTCCGAGAGTATCTCGGGCCTGAACTCTATCGCATGGGGGAAGGAAGAATACTCAGGAATCCAGCAATACAGAATAAACCCGGGGTTGTGATCATATGAACTTCGATCAGAGAATCAAGATACAGAAGCGCACCATCACCCGCGGCGCTATGGGGAACACGGAAAGCTGGTCTGATGTCGATACAGTCTGGGGGCTCGTGGTTCCTATTTCCGTGAGCGGACTTGCGGCGTACTCTCAGGCCGGAAAAACCGACGTCACCCACAAGATGGTGTTCAGAGTCCCCGTGACTTTGAACCTTTCCGAATATCGCTTCGTGTACGACAGTCAGAACTATCTCCCGATAGACCCGCCCACAGATCCGGACATGAAGAGCAGGTATCAGACGATTCTTGCCAAGAGGGTGTAGAGATGAGAAAAGCCAGAGTCGGGTTTAAGTCCAACACGAACAACGTCGTGAAGTCGATAGAGGATGTGGCGGCCAAGAGGATGTGGCAGGCCCTCAACCACATCCGTTCTGTCACAGTCGAGACGCTTTCCGGCACGAGACACGGAAAGGTGGCAACAGTCCCCGGCACAAGCAAGACCTATATTCAGTCGGCTCCGGGCGAACCGCCCGCGGTCATGCTCGGGGACCTTAGACGCAGTATCAAAGTTCAAATGGAAGCGAAACGGGATAGACTGATCGGCTATGTGGGCTCCGAACTCGAAAAGGCTCCGAAACTCGAATTTGGGAGCGGGGCGTTGAAACCCAGGCCGTATCTCAGACCGTCGTTCCAGAAAGCTAGGCAGAGAGTGGAAGAGATCATGAGCAGGAGGTGGTTTGATGGACACGGAAAAGGCGATTCTTACGGCGATATACACACACCTGGCGAATGATACTCAGTTATCCTCGACCTGCTCCGGCGTCCGCCTCGGCCTGGTATGGGCAAAGAAAGACGAGACGTTTCCCTACCTGGTCCACAGACTCCAGTCCTACATAGACAACCCGAACGTCATGTACCGGGGAGACTACTACCTCGATCTGTGGGACCACAGAGACAGCGCCTCGAAGATCTACGATATGCGTTCAAGAATCATTGCGCTTCTGGATAGAGCATACATAGTTGAAAACGGAGACGCGTTCACGGTGGTTCAATCCGACGGTGAGATGAGCGGGGGTATGATCCTCGCACGTCTTTGGCTTGCGACCGGTTGGATGATCCCGGAGGACATCGAGCACATCTGGCACTACTCGATGTTGTTCACAATGCGCTTCACTCGCACCATCACAGAAATTACGAACCTAACGTAAAAGGAGGAACAAACATGAAAGGAAGAACCGGGTTTACGTCCGAAACAAGCGAGAGACTCGTCGTCGATGCCGCACAGGTCATGCTCCACTATGGCGAAGTCGGCGAGGTCAATCTCGGCGCTACCAGGGACGGGACGAGTTTCAGCCTGAACAGGACGTTCAGAGAAATGCCGTTCGACGGCATGAGAGGCCCGACCAAAGGGATGAAGAGAAGAGAGAGAATAGAAGCCTCGATCACGTGCAACCTGCTTGAGATCACGAAAGCGAATCTCCAGCTCGCAATAGCGGGTGCTACCGACTACACACCTGATCCTGAGGACGAAGATTTCGACTACATCCACGGCGGACCGGTCGAAGATGCCGACTACATTGACAACATAGCCTTGCTCGGCACGCTCTCTACTGGTGATGATGTCATAATAATCATCTTCAACGCGCTCCCGAACGGAGAACTGACCTTCGATACCACAGACAACGACGAACTCGTCCTTCCGCTCACTTTCATCGCGCACTTCGATCCTGACGAGTACGACGATGAAACCGGTGAGTGGGAAGAACCCTGGGAAATCAGATTCCCTGTGGCGGCTTCATAAGACTGGCAGGGGGCAAATGCTCCCTGCTTTTCTTCTATGAGGGACATTCGCGTAATCGGGCTCGAATGGTGGCAATACAGAACTCAGGAATACGGTTTCATAGGCTACTTCGTAAAAATAACCGGCGATGACGGGACGGTCGAAATGTCAGGGCCGTTCGATACGCCGGATCAGGCATACGGCGAACTGGCAAAGAAGGCAGAGGAGGAAGGAGAATGTTTTTGAAAAGGCTGGATGACAGCGGGAAAGAAGAGTACATCAATACCGACAACGTGACCTATTTCAGTATCACGCCGGACAGGAAAGACCACGGGAAGATGGTGATCTTTGCAAACATGACGTCGGGCGAGAGGATCCCTGTCGAGAGCGGGATAAAGTCGCTGGATGTCGCACAACTGAAGGTCAAGAAGATGCTTGAGGACATCAGAAAGGAAAGAGGAGGAGAATGAGATGTCAGAAACCAAAAAGAAAGCAACGGTTGAAGAAAAGGGCGACGCGATTCTCGATCAAGAGATATTTGTGGAGATCGAGGGCATTAGGTACAAGATGAACCGGCTCAGTCTGAGGACTATGCTCAAGCTGGCAAAGATTCTCAGTGTCGGGGCCGCGATGATGGGGACGAACATTCAAGAAGCCGAGCTCTCCCCGCAGCTTCTGGCTACAATGTTGATCGGCGGTGTGATGAACGCCGAGACTCAGATCATGGAACTTCTGGCGCATCTTCTGATGCTTGAGGATGAAAAAGGGAACTGGGTCGAGCTGAACAGGAGAGATCTTGAAGATGCCGACAGGTTCCCCATGAGTTCGATATTCCCGATCGTCGAAGGACTGGTCGAGAACAAGGACATCAAGAGTTTTTTCGTGGACTTCACGGCGTTCATGAAGAAGCCGGTAATGAAGAATCTTTTGGGGAGGGTATCGACCTCATCCAACACCGCTACGGCTGGACAGACGAAGTAATTCTCTCGCTCCCTTACGCTCGCTTCATAGAAATCATCGAGGTAATTTCAAAGGCTCTAAGACGCGAACAGGAAGAGGAATATACAAAGGCGGCCTTCATAGGCTACCAGAACTATCTATGTCAACCGAAAGGAAAGAACGCCAGACCGATGGGTTTCGAGAAATGGCTTAAGATGCTGGGGCTCGAAAAGAAAGCAACACAGAAACCACCCACGAAGGAAGAACTCGAAAGGGCTCGAAAGAACGTCGAAAGGATCATGGCGAACGATACGGGGCGCTTCGAAAGAATGAAACAACGCAGAAAGCGAAAACGAAGGAGGTAGCATCATGGCCAGCGGGATGGAAATCTTCAAACTCTGGGGAACAATCGAAATAAACAAGGGTCAGGCCGTTGCTGATATCAAGACGGTTGATGCTACCGCGCAGAAGTCAAGCAAGAACATTCAGAGCAATTTCGGAAACATAGCAAAGAGTTTTTTGAAAGTTTCGGCAATCATAACGGGAGCGGCTGCCGCAGTCGGCACCGCTCTCTTTGCTCTCGCCGTGAAGACGTCGAACGTCGCGGATGAGATCGACAAAATGAGCATCAGGACGGGGATATCCAGAGAGAGATTGCAAGAACTTAAGTATGTGAGTTCTCAGGTTGGAGTAGAGTTCAGTTCTCTCCAGACCGCCATGAACTACCTCACACGGTCGATGTATGGAGCTGAAGCCGGTTCGCAGAGACAGGCGGAGGCGTTTAAGAAGCTCGGGATCAACACCAAAGACGCCACGGGCAGTCTCAGAAACGCCACAGAAGTTTTCGATGAGGCTCTGTACCGGCTCGCTTCAATGTCCAACGAGACCGAGAGAAACGGACTCGCGCTCGAGATATTCGGTCGTGGCGCGAACGAACTTACGCCGCTTCTGGCTGCCGGGACTCAGGGAATCGCAGAACTTTCGGCAAAGGCCCGCGAGTTCGGTCTCGTCATGAGCGACGATGCCGTGGCAGCGAATGTGAAGTTCAAAGACACTCTCGACACACTCAAGAGATCCGTCGGCGCGTTGCTGATGAACCTTTCCAACTCCGTGCTGCCATATATCCAGAAGGCCGTTGACTGGACGCTTAAGAACCTCCCGAAGATTGCCGCCGTATTCACGTTCATAGGAGAAGTAGTAGGTCACACGGTTGACTACCTCAAAGACCTGATGGGAATAATGGTCGATTCCTTCAAGGACGGATTCAACGGCGCATGGGACAGCATCACGGACATCTGGAAAGATCCCGACCTCGGATTCTTCGAGAAAACGTTCGCCACGATCGGCAAAGTCGCGGGCGATACGGTAGATGGGATCAAGGCCGGATGGGGCGATTCATATAAAACCTTCTCGGATGTGTGGGACGATCCGAACCTGAACTTCTGGGAAAAGACGATGGCGACTGTCAGCAAGACCGCGAAAGACACTATTGACGGGCTTGCAGAGGGCTGGGACGACAGCTACTTCTCGTTCAAGGAGATCTGGGACAATCCCGACCTGAACTTCGTCGAAAAGGCTGCGGCCACCATTTCGAAGTTCTTCAAAGACAGGATAGACGGTATCAAGGCTGGTTGGAGCGATACTTACGACACGTTCAAGGACATTTGGGATTCGCCCGACCTCAACTTTGTGGAGAAAGTCACGGCTTCAATCTCGAAGTTCTTCAAGGACTCGTTCGACGGGATCATTGCCGGAGCCACCGGAAGTTATGATACTTTCAAGGAGATCTGGGACAATCCCGATCTTTCTTTTATAGAAAAAGTCACGGC